CCCAAGCGGCACGGATCACGGCGGATGGGACGATGTTGACTGGCTGTTCTGCCGGGATGGAAAGTGGCGGCCAGTTAAATCCAGCGTTCAGCGGGTGGCTCCAAGGATTCCCGGAAGCGTGGTGCCGTGCGGCGATTTCGTGCCAGCTTCCACCCCGCTTGCGCAAAGCACCAAAGAAGCCCGTCGCGTGATGAGGCTGAGGGGGTATGGCAACGCAATCGTGCCGCAAGCCGCCGCGTTGTTTATCCGCGCGTTTGACGACATATTGACACGACCGTCAATAAATGGCAATAGTAACCCGAAGGAGTCTGACCGATGCCAAAACGAGTGAGAATGTCGCCGGAAGGTCGGCGCGAGGTGATCATAAAAGCGGCCATTGCCCTGACGCGTGAGACGGCCTGCATCGACTCATGGTCGCGCCAGGACGTGGCCAGCAAGTGCGTGCCGCCGACAAGCCCCGAGACGGTGAAGCATTATTTTAGCCAGCCCGATCTGCGGGCGGCTGTGCGGGCGCTGCTGGATAAGTAAAGCCCCGTCCGGTTTAAGGGACGGGGCTTGCCATGCGAGGTGCAAGGCGGTAGGGTGCATCTGTCACAACGCTGAGCCTTAGATAACATGACGCGCGTTCCAGCGCAAGGCTTGGCCCACATATAGGGCTTTTCCATGACTAATATCAAAGCTATTGAGACCCGTTACAAGGGCTACCGGTTCCGCAGCCGCCTTGAGGCGCGCTGGGCCGTGTTCTTTGATGCGATGGGCCTGACTTGGGAATATGAGCCTGAGGGCTTTGAAACCGATGCGGGCTGGTATCTGCCGGATTTCCGAGTTTTTACCCCTCAGGGGAACCCGATCTGGTATGAGATTAAACCACAATGGCATGTTTCGGATGCAAAGATGAACGCATTTGAGGAAACACTTTGCGCCGATTTGGAGCCAAACCAATGTTCAACTGCGAGAGTGGCGCTGCTGTCAGGCGATCCGATTACAGTTTTGGCAAACCCTAAAGTCACAATTTGCCCGCGCTGCGGCTTCATTTGCGAGCCTGCATACGGCTTTGATGTGACTCGCGAAGAACATCCGCGCCTTTCATTATTTGAAATTTCTGTAGGATGTTGGTCGTGTGACATGGAAACACCATCAGGCCGACATAAGGGATGGGAGGACGGCATTTTTGGGTTAGGTGTGACTGCCCACAAAGGGTTTATCCTAACCTACATCAAAGAAACGTCTATTCCAGAGGTTCACAGTGCGGCAGTCAAAGCCCGATCCGCCCGCTTCGAGCATGGTGAAACGCCGTGATTGATGCAGCGCAGTCTTACGTCGCGCGCGGATGGTGTGTGTTTCCCGCACCGATTGGCGAAAAGAAATCCCTTATGTCGGCAAAGAATGACCGACTTGGGCGCAAATGGGGAGCCACATGCGAACCTGATGATGTGGTCAATTACTGGAACAAATGGCCAAACGCTAACGTGGCCGTCGTCACCGGCCCTCAATCCGGCATATGGGTGTTGGACATAGACACGCCGGAAGGTCATGCCCGCGACGGGTTTGCCAGTCTCGCCGCACTGGTGGCGGAACACGGTCCGTTGCCTGAGACGCTGACGGCAGAGTCGCCAAGCGGCAGCCGTCACCTATACTTCAACTGGCCATCGGCAGGGGGCATCCGAAACACGACCAACGTCCCCGGCCCAGGGCTGGACGTGCGCGCCGAAGGCGGAATGGTCATTGCGCCGCCGTCTGTCAAACCTGACGGCGGGCGGTATATTTGGGTGAACGCTTCACCCGTGGCAGATGCACCGCAATGGCTTCTTGACCTCGTTACGCCTGACGCACCACAGATGCCCGCGCCGCGCCGCGCCACACCACCCGCGCTGGGTGAGGTCGAGGAACTGCTGACATATATCGACCCGAACGCGGGCGGCTATAAGCACTGGCAGACGATCCTTTCGGCCATTCACGATGCGTTCGGCGGCTCAGACGACGGCATGCACTTGGCCGACAAATGGTCAGAACGCGGGGCGAACCATAACCCGGGTGAAGTGCAAGACAAATGGCCCACTTTTACATCGGGTAAAGGCGGCGGATCGGGCATGGGAACAATAGGCTACCACGCAAAACAGGCCGGGGCGGATGTTGCAGCCATAGGGGCGCGACACCGCCTGTTGAACATGCCCGGCCCGTCTCACGTTCCAGCCGGTATGATGCCGACCGCGCCTGTGCAGGGGATGCCCAGCGCGCCTGTCCAAGGTGCAGGGATGCCCAGCGCGCCACGGGCGGCCAGTGTGGTCGATCTGATCTGTGCCAAGATACAGGAAAACCCCCACGAATCGGTTCACACCGTGGCCGATGAAGTGGCGCGGCTGTCACCGGTTGATCGGGAAACCGTGTTTGATTACTGCAAAGACCAGGGCGTCAAAGTAAAAATGCAAATAGCCGTCAAAGAAGCCGTTGCGGACAGTCGAAAAGCTGCGATGGAACTGCGCGGCCTGATCGCGGACAAGAACGGTGGCCCTGTCCCGAACATGACCAACATCAAGCGGGTGCTTTGCAGCGAGGAAGGTTGGCGCGGCACGTTTGCCAAGAGTCTATTCGATGACGCGGTTTGGCTGCGCCGACCTGACACCCGGCAGTTGACTGACGACGACGTGCTGAATGTCATGGAAGTCATGCAAAGCGATCTGTTTCCGTCCATAGGGGTTGAGACAGTCCGGCACGGCGTCCAGGCTGCGGCGGCGGGGAACACGTTCCACCCCGTCAGGGAGTATCTGGAAAGCCTGCAATGGGATGGTGTCGGCAGGGCCGCAGCGCTGTTTACCACATACTTTCCATGCGCGTCTGAGGATCCTCAATATCTGAGGGCGGTGGGTGAGAAATTCCTGATCGGTGCTGTGGCCCGCGTGATGCAGCCGGGATGCAAGGTGGACACCATGCCGGTCATTGCGGGCAGTCAGGGGCAGAAGAAATCAAGCGGCCTGGCCGCGCTGGTCGGTGATCAATGGTATGGCAACGATATGCCGGACATGACCCAGAAAGACGCCAAGGAATGGCTGCGCGGAAAGTGGATGGCCGAGATAGGCGAGTTGTCGGCCATGCGCGGCAAGGACATCGAACACATCAAGAATTTCCTTTCTACTACCAGCGACAGCTACCGGAAATCCTACGGGCACGTCACGCAGACCTACCCGCGTCAGACCGTCTTTGCCGGAACCGTCAACGGCAATGAATACCTGTCGGATGAGACGGGCAACCGGCGTTTCTGGCCCCTTCAGATGATCGACGGCGCGCTGGTCGATGTGGAAGGGCTTGCGCGCGACAGGGGACAGCTGTGGGCTGAGGCGCTGCACATGTATCGCAGCGGCACGGCGTGGTGGTTCGATGAGGGTGAGTCGGCAACCCTGTCGGCGCAACAGGCTGCGGTCCGGTCGGTGGACATCGACGAGACCCGTGTCGTGGAATGGCTGCGCGAACAAGAAGGCCCCGTCACGGCGAAAGGCGTGGCCGCAAGGCTCTTTGCAGACGCGCCCGGCAACAAGTCGCTGTCGATGCGGGTGGCCCGCTACCTTCAAGCGGCGGGCTGGCGTCCTGTCAGGCGCGTATCAGGCACAAAGCAATGGGACAGGGGGCGCGGTGCAGAGCCTTACGTTTCCCCTTCAAGCGGGGGGAACGTTATGCCCATGACGCCGCGCCGTTAAATTACTGTTAAATTAATGCCCCGCCCCGTTAAATTGTGGCGGGGCTTTTTCTTTGGTTTGGTGGCACTAGGTGGCACTGGCTCAAAAACAGGTGGCTTCGGGTAAGTCTTTGATTTGTAACATGTAAAGGCATTGTGGCACCTTGTGTTACTTACTTATAGAGTTCTGGACAGAAAGAAGAATGAGGGTAGTTTACAATTGCCATAATTTATGGAATGGCAATAGATGTATTTTTTACAGGTAGCCCTCAGTAGAAAGTGCCTTCAGGTGGCACAAGGTGGCACTAAATCGCGCTAAAACGTTGGCAGTAAAGGGTTTTTTCTTGTGCCACCTTGGTTTGACAGGTAGCACTAATCATTTCAGGTGCCACCAAGCACAAACCGCTTGCACTCCTGCACCATACGATGTAAGCATTGCGGTTAACATTGGAAGGATACGAAATGGTCAAGAGAAGCCTTAACAAGGTGGAAGAACAGATCGAAACCAACGTCCGTAAAGCGTGGTATGACAACGGTTTGTTGCTGCGTGAAATACGTGACGACAAGCTATACAAGAAAAAATATGGCACGTTCGAGGAATACGCCGATCAGCGATGGGGCTGGAAAAGGACACATGCTTACCGAATGATTGACGCGGCAGAGCGTTTTCAGGCCATAGAAAATGTCCCCCAAAACGGCTCTTTGGGGGACAAAATCCTCCCATCGAATGAGTCTCAAGTCAGACCTCTGACGGAGCTTTCTGACGCCGAAGCTGTGCACGTCTGGGGGCAGGTGACTGAACAGCACGAACGTCCTACAAGGCAAAAGGTTGAGGATGCTGTGCGGGCCTACAAGGCCAACCCTACGGTGGTGCCTGAGATCATCCCACCTGACCGGGTCAAACTATCCAGCGCCAATGCAGGGGTGCTCTACAACGCCGGTGACAACGACGAATGCTACACGCCGGAATATGCCGTGAGGGCGTTGGTGCCACATTTGGAAAAATTCAAGGGGAAGACGATATGGTGTCCGTTTGATGAGGCAACCAGTAATTTTGTCAAAGTGTTGGAGTCTGAAGGTTTCAACGTAGTTCGTTCACATATCAACGAAGGGCAGGACTTCTACACGCATGCCCCTCTGGATTGGGACGTGATGGTATCAAACCCCCCGTTTACAAACAAACGCGGCATCTTTGAACGCGCCATCGAGTTGGGCAAACCTTTCGCGCTCATAATGAGTAACACATGGTTGAACGACGCTGCACCAAAACAGGTGTTCCGAAATATCCCTCTCCAACTCTTGATGTTCGAAGAACGGATGAAATTCGTGAACCAGGACAACAGCGAAAACAAGATCACGTTCAGCTCTAGTTACTTCTGCGTGGACGTTCTGGATCAGCAGATAATGTTCGACTCTTTGAAGGGATACGGTTATGGCGCATAAAAACCCAAAGGATATAACATTCAAGACAGGTAGTCACGCCGACAGGTTTGAAAAAACAGTTCAACCAGACAAGCATGGGCACAGTGACCCGTTGAATGTTTCTGAATTTCATCTGCACGGACTCCCTTCTTTCGGTAACGGCAGCGCCTGGGCGCGCGACGATGGGTCATTGGCAAAAAAATACAAACTGGTGAAACGAAAGGGGCCGCAAGGAAATATTATTTCTGTGGCGACCGCAGGCTGGGCTGAACTGTCTTTTGATGGGACCATTGCCGCCGAAGTCTATGATTATCACAAGGGTAAACTTTGCGTCGTTTTGGCGATAAGCAGCAACTTGGAAATGGATCATAAGGACGGGAGAAAGCACAACTTCAAACCCGTGGAGACCTGTGACGAATTTCAACCGATGTCCAAGGCAGTGAACGACGCTAAAAGAACACATTGCAACCGATGCAAGAGCACAAACATCAGATTTGATGCGACGCAACTCGGGTTTCATGTCCCTGTTTCAAAAGGGTCTACTGACTACAGAGGAACCTGTGTTGGATGTTACTGGCACGATCCGCTAGATTTCGTAAAACGCACAACCGGAGGAACATAATGCAGATGCCCCGCAACGGATTTGACAGCCTGGCCGCATTGGCCCGCCTGAACACCGACAACACGATGCATCACCGGGAACGCTGGCCGTCTCTGGATTGGGTGTGGGATGAACTGGACATGCTGAGGGAGTGCTGGGTGACAGCGATTGATCCTGACGATCATGCCGCGCTTGAAGCGGAGCGTGATGCTGCGCTGGATGAACTGGACGCGCTCACAGAGCAGCGGGACGCGCTGTCAGAGGCCGTCCGGCTGCTGCTAGAGCCTGAGCCGGACATGGAGCGTGTGCATGCCATTCTGATGGGGGGTTGGTGATGACTGATAACGCAGACCAGGCAGCACGCATGCAAGCCATGTGGTCTGCCGTGGCATTAACATCACTCAATGACGCAATTCGCCATGCCTCAAGGGAATCCAAAAAGAACAAAGGCCGGGCGCTAAAAACCCTGACACTGTGGGCAAACTCACGGGACGGTCGGGAAGTGCTCAGTCTGGCTGGTATCAACCCCGACAAGCGTGTTACTGACTGCATGTTGGCATTCGCAGCCAAGGGCGTGCCACCCACAATGTCGCGCAAAAGGGGGGCCAAGCTATGATGCCTGCACCGAAATTTCCCCAATATAAAACGGTTCCGACCGCATCGCTGATACCGTACGTACGCAACGCCCGCACACATTCGCCGCAGCAGGTTGACAAGATTGCCGCCTCGATCCGTGAATTTGGCTTTCTCAACCCTATCATTACGGACGGGCAGAGCGGCATTGTGGCGGGCCATGGGCGCGTCATGGCGGCCCAGAAGCTGGGGCTTGATACACTGCCGACGATTGACGCGGCGCACCTGACCGAGGCGCAGCGGCGCGCCTATGTGCTGGCAGACAACCGCACGGCATTGGACGCAGGCTGGGATAACGACCTGCTCAAGATCGAGTTGCAGGATCTGGACGCGGAGGGCTTTGACCTGACGCTGACCGGGTTTGACTTGGGTGAGATCGCCGCGCTGACACTGGACGCCACCGAGGGCCTGACCGATCCCGACGCGGTGCCTGACGCGCCTGCCGTGCCCGTGACGGTCCTGGGCGACGTGTGGCTGCTGGGGCGGCATCGGCTGATGTGTGGCGACTCGACCAGCATTGACGCGGTGGAGCGGCTGATGGATGGGCGGAAGGCTGATTGTGTCTACACAGACCCGCCTTACGGAATCTCCATAGTTCAAGGAAATTCGGTTGGCGGAAAAGGAAAAACCAACGTTGGGAACTATTCACCCGTTGCAAGCGATGACAACATTGACGCGGCGGTTGGCGCAATTTCAGTGATTGCTACGTTAGGCGCTGACGTTGAAATTATATGGGGTGGCAATTATTACGCTAACAGTCTGCCTAACTCGTCGTGCTGGATTGTATGGGACAAAAAGAACTCAGGAAACTTTGCAGATTGCGAATTGGCTTGGACCAACCAAAAAACGGCTGTTCGCAAGTTTGAACATATGTGGAATGGAATGATTAAGGAGTCAGAGCATGGGCAAAAGCGCGTTCACCCCACGCAAAAGCCCGTCGCACTGGCCGAGTGGTGCCTCAACAACTACGCGGAAAAAAGCAAGGTTATCCTAGACCTATTCGGCGGCAGCGGTTCAACCCTGATCGCCTGCGAAAAGACCGCCCGCGACTGCCGGATGATGGAACTCGATCCCAAATATTGCGACGTGATAATCCAACGCTGGCAGAACTTCACGGGTCAGACCGCCACCCTTGAGGCGACGGGCCAGCCGTTCAGGGCGTAGACCTTCAGCGCAATTGAAACAGCTTGCCCGTGCGCAGGGCGTCAAACCATCTTCGCGCGGCATGTTTTCAAGCCCATGTAATCTTCAATCGCGGCGGCGTGAACCATCTCAAGGCGGGCCTCCTCCGATGCGTTTCCGGCCATGATCACTTCGCAGAGCTTGTCGCGGGCCTGGTCCATGCGCATCCGTGCGATTTCCATGTCGTTTTCAATTTGTAAGATGGTGCGTGTCATGGCGTGGCTCCTTGCCGGTGTGTCTATCTGCATTCTTATTACCCGTTATTACTTACCCTGTCAAGCGCATTGTCATCTATAATTACCTGCGCTATATTTGACGCATGGATGGAATGCCTAAAAAACCCTGCGGCCGCAAACAGCACGCGCCGACCGATGCGCAGCGCAAGCTTGTCGAGCTTCACGCGACGGTTGGCACGACCCAGGACATGATCGCCCGCGTGATAGGCATCGACAAAAAGACGTTGCGGCTGCACTACCGCGACGAGTTGGACCTATCTATGGCGAAAGCAAACGCCACGATAGGCGGCGCGCTGTTCAACAAAGCCAAAGGCGGCGACACGGCGTCCATGATATTCTGGCTCAAGACGCGCGCCCGGTGGCGCGAAACGGCTGACGTGAACCTGACCAGTGAGGACGGCAGCATGTCGCCCAAGGCCGCGCTGGACGTATCCCGCCTGTCACCTGAAACCCTGGCGGAAATTGTGGCGCTTGGCGATGCAACTGACACCGATTGACATCATTGCCGCCGAAAGGGAACTGTGCAGTCGATCACTGGCATACTTTGCACGGCGCGCCTGGCACGTCCTGGAGCCGTCTACGCCGCTCAAATGGGGCTGGGCACTGGACGCTATCTGTGCGCACCTGGAAGCCGTCACGCGCGGCGACATCAACCGCCTGCTGATGAACGTGCCGCCCGGCACCATGAAGTCGCTGTTGACCGGCGTGATCTGGCCG